AAAGTACCTAACGGCCCAATTGTATACATGTATACACATGTGTCGCTTGTACTAATACGGTAATACAATGTGCGTCATCATAGACTGATATTATTTTATTGTGTATACATGTATGCATGTGTACAAGTTATATTATTTTATTATTGCAATGGAGTTGCATTTATGCTATAATTTCTATGTGGGAGATTGCCCACAGAAAGGAGTTATATTTATATGACAGATTTGCAGAAACTAAGGAAGTATGAGCGCGAACAGGCTTATAGAGCAACAAAGAAAAGCGTTTGTATGGTGTTTCCCAAGTGGTGTTATGACGCTATAAAAGAGGCGGCGGGCATTGCCGGAGTAAGTGTAACACGGTTTATGGTGCTTGCTTCATTGCGTTTGGTATGGGACATGAAAGAGCATGGGGTTGAGTATTTTGATAGTATATTCGGGCGAGAGGGGTTATATTATGTACACTATCAAGATAAGACGCTATAAAAGCGGCAAGAATGGTGCTACACGCTATCGCTTCCCTGTACGCATGTTTGCAATCTTATTTGCGTGTGGGTATCAAGCCGCGCTTCAAGACGCTAATCACCCGGAATATTATGTTTCTGTGTATGACGAAAATGGCGATCTTATCAAAGACGCGCCAGAGCTTGAAAGGATGGTAAACGATCAATGGAATTAGAAAATGATTATAGGTGTCTCATTAACGATATTACCGTAGCTATTAACGGTATGCCGGGGGGACGTACTGACGCAGTTAAGGTGTATGCGTCTACTGCTTTTCTTGACAGATACAAGAGGGGCAATCGTTATCCCACAGGTGTAATGGGAGTTAGGATAATACCTGTTGTTTCTAATGATATTTTTTATTGCGTGGGGTATGGTCATTATGAAACAAAGTGACTTTTACACCGCCGAGGGCTGGATAAACACCGACACTTTGTTCAATGACCCCGCAACATTTATTGTATGTACAGGCGGTCGTGGTATTGGCAAGACCTTTGGTGTGTTGCGCGAGATACTACAACGGGACATGCGCTTCATTTATCTACGTAGAACGCAAAGTCAGATTGATACCATCAAGCTTGCAGAGCTAAACCCCTTTAAGGCCGTGAACGATGTTTACGGTTATGACATTGTATCTGCCCCGCTTGGCAAGTACATGAGCGGCTTTTACCATAGCGATGAAGAAGGAAAGCCCACGGGCGCGGCAATCGGTATCGGTGTTGCCTTGTCTACAGTATCAAATATTCGTGGTATGAGCGCAGAAGATTTTGAGATAGTGGTATTTGATGAATTTATCCCAGAACGCCATGAGCGCCCCATAAAGGAGGAGGGAACAGCCTTTTTAAACTGCATGGAGACTTTCAACCGTAACCGTGAACAGCAAGGAAAGCCCCCGTTAAAGGTTATACTCTTATCTAACTCTAACGATCTTGACAGCGAAATACTCCGCGCTATTGGTGCATTGCGTCCCCTTGACGAAATGATAAGAAAGCGCAAAAACTACTTATCGTTATATGATGGTGAATTGAGTATATACAGGTACTTGGATTCTCCTATATCAGCTAAGAAAGCAAAGAGCGCTCTATATCGTGTAGCACACAATGAAGAATTTTCAACTATGGCGTTAAATAATGAGTTCAGCGCTTCCAATTATGAGAACGTGCAGCCGCGCAATCTTAAAGAGTACAGACCGCTTGTATCTATAGGTAACTGTACGGTGTACGAAAGCAAGGGTGATTTAGACTATTATGTTGTAGGTGGTGTAAAGGCTGAAAAGGTATACACGCTACTTCCCAACAGTCAAAAAGCTTTTGTGCGGCGTTATTGGTTTTTGAAAGAAGCAATGTTAAAACAGCGGGTGTATTATTCAACAGCTCCCGTAAAAATTGATTTTGAAAAGGTGTGGTAGTTATGGCAAAGAAAAGAGCAAGTAAACAGGTTAAGAGTGTTTCCGTTAATAAACTTATGCGACAAATTTCTACCGGGAAACTAACATATGAAGATGTTTTAAAGGAATACGGTAAAATGCGTGAAACTGCAATGAGCCGTATTAGACGCATTGTAAAGAGTGATATTCCGTTTTATACAGCGGAAAGGCCACAATTTTCAACTGTAAGACAGATAAAGGATATGCGATCGTTAGTTAGGGAGTATGTAGATTTAGCACGATGGATGGCGTCTCCTTATTCTACAGTAAGCGGGCGTAAGAATACCCGCAAGGAAGCTATAGAGACTTTGCATAAACATGGTTATGATTGGGTGAATATTTCAAATTATCTTCAATTTGTTGAGTTTATGCAGTGGTTTAAAGCATCCGAGTATTCTGCCAAATATGATAGTAACGCCGATATTATCGAGAACGTAGCGGAAGAAGTAGCAAGCACCGGATTAAATCCAGATGTTGTGTTTGCGTTATATAAGGAAAGAATGGGCGTGTCTTAATGGTATGGAATATAGACCATTACCCTTTCGACAAGCTACACTTTACACATGCTCGGCGCCGCGCCGGGGAAAAAGGAAACTGGTACTATGCTGACTGTATTTGTGCCTTTGACATTGAGACAAGTACCATTGATGTAGACGGTCAGCCGCAAGCCTTTATGTATGTGTGGCAGTTTTGTCTTGGTAAGGATGTTATCATAGGCAGAACGTGGGGGGATTTCAAATTCCTGTTATACAATCTGCGTCAGCGGCTTGGAGATATGCGATTGTGTATCTTTGACCATAATTTGTCCTTTGAGATGCAGTATTTAGCGGGCGTATACCATTTTAATGATTATGAAGTGTTTTGCACCGATTCACGAAAAGTTTTGAAATGCACCATGTATAACTGCTTTGAGTTTAGGTGTAGCTACAAAATGACTAACTTAAGCTTGGACGCATTTACCCGGCGTTACAAAGTGGAACATATAAAGCGTTCCGGTGTGGGTTTTGACTATTCCAAAGTGCGTTATCCAGATACCCCATTGACCCATAAGGAAATGCTCTATTCTGTCTATGATGTGCTTGGCCTTGTAGAAGCGGTACAAGCGTTAATGAAGTTGAACAACGATAACCTGTACACGCTTCCTTTGACAAGTACAGGCTTTGTGCGGCGTAATGTCAAAGAAGCTATGCGCGACTACCACTACCAGATGCAAATGCAATGGCCCCCATTCCGGTGCTATCAGCTATTGAAAAGTGCTTTCCGTGGCGGCAACACCCACGCAAACAGGTATTACTCCGGTGAAATACTGGACAATGTATCGTCTATGGATATATCCAGTAGTTACCCGTCACAGCAATGTAATAAGCTGTTTCCCGTGGGTGAATGGAAAGAGTGCATTTCCCATGAGATAGCATACATGCATAAGTTGATAGACCGGGGAAGCGCGGTAATTATGCATGTGGCGTTGTATGATGTAGCATTGCGAGACAAATATAGCCCTGTGCCGTATATCCCTATAGCTAAGTGTATGCGGCTTGTATTCCCTACGATGGAACATCAGCACATGATCTGTACCGATAACGGGCGGGTATTGGAAGCGGCATACATTGAGATGTGCATAACGGATATTGATTGGAAAATTATTGACGCTATGTACACATGCCGAATGGAAATTATCGAAATGTACCGTTGTTGGTATGATGCTCTCCCTTTACCCATCCGTCAGCAAAATATAGAATACTTCCGCAAGAAAACAGAATTAAAGGGTGTAGTGGGTCAAGAGCTATACTACCACAAAAACAAAGAGTTGCTTAATAGTATTTATGGAATGTCGGTCCAAGACCCGGTAAAAGAGCGTATCTTGTTTGACGATCTTGGGTATACAACCGAAACTAAGAAAACCCCGCAAGAAATATATGAAGCAAAGGCAGGTGTAGCTTTTACGCAATATGCATATGGTGTCTGGACAACAGCCCACGCAAGAGCGTCATTACAGGCGGGGCTTGATATGTGCGGGGACAACTTGGTGTACTGTGATACCGATAGTTGTAAATACCTTGGTACTGTCGATTTCAGCAAGTATAACAAAGACCGGGTGGCGGAGTGCATGGAAAGTGGAGCATATGCAACAGACCCACAAGGTGTAACACATTACATGGGTGTGTATGAGCCAGATGAACAGTATAAGAGGTTTATAACTCTTGGCGCTAAGAAATACGCATATGAAGATATGGACGGACAGCTTCATATAACTGTATCGGGCGTATCGAAAAAACAAGGTGCTAAAGAGTTAGCCGCTAAAGGTGGATTAGAAGCGTTCAAGCCGGGGTTTATATTCACGCAATCGGGCAAGACGGAAAGTGTATACAACGATCAAAAGAAACCTATCATAACCGAAAGCAACGGGGAGATGCTGTCATTGACTCGCAACGTGGTTATCCGGGAAACTACCTACACACTTGCTGTTACCGGTGACTATGCAGAACTGCTAAACGTTAGTGCAAGTTGCCTTAATAAAGTCCATAAACATTGGCGAAATTGCCAATTGCAATTATAGTATTTCTGTGGTAATCTATAGACAGTTAAAGGGCGAAGCTATTGCCCGGAAAGGTGTGTATAACATGGAAATTACCCGGAATCTCTATAAGGTGACACATACTGATTACACCGACAGCAAGACCGATGTTTTTAATGTGGTTGCCGCTAATGAAGAAATGGCCGCTCATTACTGCAAGTTGTGGCGTGATATGTTTACCACTGTTGAAGTGGAGCTACTGAAAATTGATGTTGTAGCGCCTTTCGGTGTTCGTCAAGCTTTCTGGAATGTGTGAAAGGAGAATATACAATGAATCGTCATCAGTTAATTGTTTATCTGACTAAACGCTGTGAAACTAATTGCAAGTTCGCGGATGAACTGGATAAAGCCGGTTTTGACATTGATTATGTACTCCATATCATCTATGGAGCCGGGGAAAGCGCCGCCGCCGCAAATGTCCTTTTAAATCTCAATAAGTGTTAATCCGCTACAGCCCATGTTTCACGTGAAACAATGAAACGTGGGCTATGACGGGGGAACACCCCTATTACAAAATGCACATCATAAAGCTGTCCTAACGGCTAAACGGGGAGAAAGGAAATACCATGAACATTATCCGTACCAACATTGACACCGCCGACAAGAAGAAAGTCTTCAAGCTGACCAAAGCGGACGCCCAGCGCGTACAGGACCTTGAACAGGGATGCAGTTTTCCGGTTGACAGCTACGCCCTGTATGAAGAGGACAAGCTGAAAAAGGACGGTACTGCCGAAAAGCAGACGGTGCTTGCCGTTATTAGCGGCGGCGTAAAGTTTGCTACGATCTCGCAGACCTTTATTAACTCCTTTATGGAGTGCGTTGACCTCATGGACGGAGAGCCGTTCTCCATCATCATTACTGGCGGGACTTCCAAGGGAGGCCGCCAGTACGTCAACTGCGAGCTTGATTGTGACTGAATAGCCCATAACCTAAATAGAGGGTACTACTATTGGAAGTAGTACCCTCTTTCTTTATCTGTAGAATACTCGCATATATACCGTCACTGTGCTCGACTGATTAGGGTCAAGCGTTGCTTTCTTTGCGTCACTTCCCGTAGCTGTCTGATTAACCACGCAGTACACAGTTTCGGTCCCCACATCAAACGGGAGCATAATAGAAGCGGTCATACCACTATTAAGAATGAATGACTGCCCGATATATGGTGCTGTGCCTGTAGTGTACACACGTACCAGTAACTCATGGTAAGCGGCGGGAAGATTGATTACTCCGCCCTTTGTAGAAGTATAACCCGCAAGTCTCCATGAAAGAGCGCTGTCAATCTGTGACCCGATGGAAGCGGACACCTCTTCAATGCTGTTCGGAAGCGTTGTACCGACTGCCGTTTCCAAAGCGGTAATACGATTCTTTACGGCTTGTGCCAGTTTAGCCCAAGTAACAGACCCGTTAGCTACTTGACCTTGATTCTGTTCCAGAGTGTAAATGCGGTTATTCAATCCGTTCAAATACTCTTGAAAATCTGTGGAGCAATCGTCCCATGTGATTTTCCGGTTAATAGCGGCAATTACATCTTGTGCCAGTTTTGCAAGAGTGATAGACCCGTCTGGAATAGAAGTAGCGACAGCCTGCTCCGCAAGGGCTTTTGCTTCTTCCGCTGTGTCAAGCGCGTTGTCAGCGGTTTCTTTAGCATCGCTAACGGTTTCCTCAATCTCGGAAAAATCCGTTTGGATAGCTTTGACAATACTGATAGCGGGTTCAAGTTCTTTTATTTTCTTAAGAATCCAATTTAAATTGATTTGCTCGAAGCTCGTATAAGGATATTTGAAGAACCCCATATTATCACCCCTTAAGCAATGTTAGCGTCATACAGTACTTTACCAGCTATAAGAGTATCGGAAGTAAAGCCAGTAATGTATGGGTCAAGGTTTTCGATTTGTGAAGTACTGTTCACAAAGGTGTACAGTTCAAGCGGCAGACCTGCGTTTTTTGCCATTGTGATAATATCACTTGTGGCGCGGTCTATCCATGTGTCAAGGAACACTTCGTTGGTATCCAGTTTAAGCGTTGCGGCCTGTGTAATAATGGACTGGGTAAGCGTATTATTCAAGATACCAAGTCTTGCGCTATTATCATAAGTCTGGACTTTTGATACGTTGGCATATCCGCCAAACCACGTACACTTATGTTGCATTTGGTATTTGTGGACGGTATCAACAAGAGCGTTAATCTGCGCGGTTGTTTGATTTGTTTTAAGCTCGATGTATGGGTGCAGACCAATCTTGCGGCAAAGCGCAATAAATTCTTCAAACGTTGCTAAGTCTGCATGAACAGTCTGCATTTGTGCGTAGGTAAGAGATTGAACAGAAGTGCTGACACCGTTGTATGTTGCATATTCGTCATGTTGAAGAATTGCAACACCATCCTGTGTATACTGCACATCAGTTTCAACATAGTAAAAACCATGTGTTTTGCTTGCGCGGTATGCGTCAATAGTGTTTTCCCTTGCCCCGTCAACTTTATAACCCCTGTGATTGATTGACTTGCAGATTTTATCATACTGGCAAAGGCTTTCGTCCGGGATAAATACGCTTGCTTCTGCTGTGCCGCCTGTAGCTATTACATTACCCTCATAGTCATAAATTGCCATTATTCCACACTCCCCTCATAAATTCTAACGCCGCTAATTACCATACCTGTTGTGTAGTTGCCACTTGTACCACCCAAAACAAGAAAACCGCTTGCATATGTTGATTGCATCGGAATACTGAATGTTCCGACAGTGGTAAATACACTGCTTCCAATATCTGCATAAGATAAAGTTACATTGAGACTGTTGTCAACATACAGACGAATTGTTTTCCCGTTAAAGAATGTAATGGGATAAGTATTGCGATCTAATGAAGTAGACCATGCCGCACCCGAATACAAAGACCATCCGTTGTTTCCGCGATAAACAAGTAAAGCCGCCGCTCCCGACCCTGTTGACGTATCAGACGAATCAACGCAAAAAACGCGAGAATGTGAAGATTGTGCGGCCATGGTGTCAGATGACATATCAATTTCAATAGTGCGATTTGCTACAGAAACCCCACCCGCAGGTGTAAGCATTATTGCTTGATTTGTGTCAATAGCTACGCCATTAGCAGTTATTTCCATAGTATTTGCGCTTGGTAATGCCGTAACATTAGAAACGCTATCTGTAAATGACTGTTTGAAGTTCCAGTTATAAATCGCTTCATCCGTGGGTTCCGGTTCTTCATAATGCGTTACCTCGACAACAAAAGTGGTGCTTTTACCGCCATACGCCACAGTAATAGTGCTGTTACCTGCCGTAAGTGTACCCGATAGCGTGTAAGTGGTTATAATCGCACTTGTGCTGTTATCATAATGAGCGGTAACGGTAAGATACTGACGCAATACAGACAGATTATCAGTATCATAAATAACGTTGCTACCCTGTGCAAATACCGCGCTGATAGATACCAGACCTGCGGGTGGATAGAAAGCGTTATACAAATCTGTGTAATAAGTCTGCCCATTACCGTCAATGTATGCAACTTTCCGCGCCAATTGGAGCAAAGCCTGTTTCATAGCTTCCGTAAGTCCACCCTCGCCCGGTTCACCCTGTGGGCCCGGTTCTCCCGGTGGCCCTTGCAAGGAAGTAACAGAATCACCAATAAATATCAGATTGTTATTATCATATTGTGTAATAAGCATAATAGACAGCACATTCTGATATTTACCGATAACAAAATCGCCCACTTGCGCATCAGGAATTAAGGCAAGTGATACGCAGTACGGAATAGTTACACCGTCAATAATAGCAGAAGTAATCCTGACATTCTCGCCGCCGATAACACTGTAGCCACGCTCTCCATCAAATACGCCGTTTTCCGCGTCTGATTTAAGCTTATTGCATAAGTCAAGCACCCAATCCATATTGATTTTCTGAAAATCGGTGTACGGATATTCATTCTGAAAGATTGCCATATTATCACCCCTTAATAAATTTCGATGCAAAACCGATTTTTGAAGTCCTCGGTTATTACATCATAAATGTTATATCGTGCCACGTTTCTTTCCTGTTCAATAAGCTCTTGGGAAGATGTAACACCGATATTACCGGAAGTGTTTTCCGTTACAGTTTCAGATTCTTCCCCGGTGTTTGATGCGTTGTCAGAAGAACCGCTTGTGCTGTTGCTCTTGTCCGTATTCTTGAAGCTGTCAGAATTGAAAGAAGTCTGTGCCCCGATGCTTTCGGCGTTGGAGTTACTTGTCGATTCCGTGGTACTGCTTGCGTTTCGCTGTCTTGTAATAGTGCTTGTCCTGTCGTAGTTGTTAATGGGGTTATACTCTAACTTGGTAGTAGCAAGCAATTTTTCAATGACGCTTTGACAGTTACGCGACCACACGCCAATCATCATTTGCATAAAAGACCAATCCGGGTACAGTAGCGGGAAGTCTCCGCAACGCTCCAAGATGTTAATAATCAAGTTACTTTTGACAAGCTCCGCAGGTAGTACCAGATTATCAAACAGCTTGTCATTGTAGTTATACAGGCCGACTATCGTTACTTTCGCTTTCGCCATCTTCTTTTAGCACCTCTCTTTCATAGCGTTTCTTGACGGTAAGAGACAGGCCGTATTTAGCGTTTACTTTATCAATGCCAGTTTTAACACAGTCAAACATAACATCTACAAGGCTTTCGGTTTCCACATCGTTTGCGCTAATTTCCTGTTCGGTCATGTGCGCTTTCTTATTGTAGTTGGTAGACGGAATACCGATAAAGTTATTGAAGTCATTGAGTTCTGACCGCATGTTTTCCAGAATATCCGTGGCGATGTAGTTCTGACGGAGATTGTTTGCAAAGCCCTCCCAAAGCGGTTTTCCGGTTTCTTTATCCCAAAGGTTACGCCCCGCCGCGACTGCCAGATTGCCCTCTTGGATAAAATCGACTGCCGCTTTGAAAGTCTCAGCGGCGTTTTTGTCTGCCGCGCCAATGATATAGGCAAGCTTGCTATTGGCAAGGTTCATCATAAGCGCTTCATGCATTAACGCCAGTCTTTCAGCCGTAACAGAACAAATGTCCAGAATACCGTGAAAATTGGGCTGTAGCTTGATAAGCACCGCGCTGTCTTTCACGTCCGGATGTTTTTCCCTATTCCAGGCATCCGCAAGCCAATACCGCCCCGTTTCATCAACAGGAAGCGCGGGATTTGCCACAAGTGCCGTAGTAGGGGCGCGGTAGATATTGTACCCAGACAGATTGCACTCTTGCGGGATAACCCCAAAAATCTTTGACTTCATCACGCATACAAAGCCCCGGCAATACAGGATATACATAAAATAATTCATGTCCCAATTGTCCGGGATATTACCAAACTCCAAGACCGACATAGCACGTTTGAGCAGGTAATCAGTATAAAACCGGGTAATAAGTGCGTCTTTTGCGTGAACGCTTCCCGGAGATACTACGTTCTGTAGCTGTGTTGCATAATCGTAATAAATAGGAATTTCCATGTTTACCCTCCAAAGTTATTCCATCTCAATTTGAATAAGAGCCAGATAGGGAGATTTCCGCTCGGTGTCGGAGTACCGTTAATGACATTGTACCATTTACGCGCCGCCGCTTCACGCTGTGACTGTAACGGCGTTCCGCGCTCATAGGATTTTTCAAACGCCATTGCGAGATATTCCGGGGTCTGTGTACTTGCGGCAAACTGTTGAAAAGTCATGTAATTGTATTCAGCAACGGGAATCCATTGTGTGTACCCGCCGTTATACTCATACATGATACGATCAAGCTGTTTATCGTAGTTCGTCTCCCAATCCGACCCGGCCCAGTTTACAAAGTCGATACGGCTTGACCCTGTCCACTGTACCAAGCCGAAGCCATAGTTGGTATCGTATAGGCCGCTTCCCACTTCCGACTGTGCCGGGTTAATATAGCTTTCAATATCCATATTGCCAAGCATACCCGCAATGGCGTTGTCCGTCCATCCCTGTTGACGGAAATAGGCGGTAATAATCCACACGTTTACCTCTTTCCAAGAATCAGACAGGCCAAGATTCTGATTTGTGCGGATTGCGTTCCAGTTACTCATAGTAGAAACCCCCGGACATAAATGCCTCAACCGCGCTTTCTTCAATGCTTGTAGCAATAGAGGAATGGAACACGGGATTTTCACACATCACAAAGCCAGAAAGAGTGTTGATAGTAAGATTTCTGTAACAGGGAGAGCCGCGCTTTTCCGGGTTCATTTCGCTTATGTGTTGAAACTTTGCCATCAACTGTATATTCTCATTAGCGCTTGAAAAGTTGCCAACAGAGCCAGAGTAACTAAGCTGTGCAAGAGCGGCTGTAGCTGTAGGAAGCGCGGCGTTGATAACATCAGAAGCGCCAGAAACAACGGAAGAAAGCAAAGAGCGCCCCTTGTCTACAATATCGTTACCGATACCGGACAAGCTTTCCTTGAGCATTTCCTTTACTCCGCTTTTTGGCTCTCCTGTTGCATATGCGCTTAAATCCATCCCAATAGGGCCAAAGTATTTTGACATTTCATCACCCCCGGAATTTTGCCGCGAGAGCATCTACACCAGAAACCGCCCCGGCAATCAGAGCGTTCTTAAAGTTTCCCATATTAGCGGAAACTTGACCAATGGGAAGCGATACACCTATTTGCGCTTCTGCTACCAAAAACGGGCTTCCCCAGTTGTATTGCTCCGTTACGGTTTTAGCGGCTAACTGTAGGACAGCATCACCCGTCATAAGATTTGTGGACACCTGTATACCAAGAGTGTCTTTTTCCGCAAGCTCGGTGGAATCAATCTCAAACACGCCAAACGGAAGAAACTTCAACATATAGGTGCTATAGGGTGAAAACTGCGTGTACAGGCCACGCCCCGAAATTTGTGGGTGCTTGGGTATGTTCAACTCCTTTGAGCGCCCCACCCATGCTGACCCAACTGTATTAAGAACACGCGCATTACCCGAAAGGCTGAAAGTCCACCATCCAAGAGCAAGTTGCGAAGTTACCGCGCCGCCAGTAAATGACCCTGCATCAATGGGAAACCAACGGCATGAAGTAATGTACTGTGTGGGATTGATAAGCGCTTTCTGCAATTCCTCAGATATTTCAGTAGTGCTAATGTTTGCCCACGCAATAGAGGACAACATACTATTCATAAAAGCGTTAAATACCGCCATGCTCATAGCATAGTATGTCACCGCGCCAATACCAGAAGCAGACGCGCCCACCACACCAATGACAATAAGGCCATTTGCCCCGGTTGGAGCCGCGCCCCAAAAGTCAGCGGGTGTGAGCGAATCACTACCCCGTGTTACTGTGCCTGTCGTAGGGTATGACGCATCAATAATAAGAGGGTTATAATTTGAGTATGCGCGGCTTATAAACTGACTTGTACCCCCGATTTCTTGTTTATAACTTGCAAGCACATCGACCGCAAGCACCGCATACCAGAAACCGCTATCATAGTACCAATCCGTTATAAAGTAGTACCTACGAAAGGACTCAATATAACAGTAATTGTAAGTCGGCGCTACAAGTTGATCGGTAAGATTAAATTTCATTTCAAAGCCGCTGACAGAAAAGGCACTTTTTAGTTCACCCTCAAAGTAAGCACCCACTGTGTCGGGCTGTTTTGTAGAGTTACGGCGTTTGTCAAATGACCATAAAGCTATACGTATCAAATAATCACTTCCTTTACGAAAAGCCCCGGATTGCTCCGGGGCTTGATTTAGTTAGTCGAGAGTGAATACAAGAATATTCTCGGTGAAGTCAACGTAATTACGCCATCTCCAGTTATACCAGAGGTTTGTGTACCGTCCACGAGCGTTCAGCGGCGTTGCGCGCATACCCTCAGAGTAACGGCGCACACCCATTGCTTCATCGTCGCAAAGAACAGCAAGCACATTACCCACAGTTGCGTCAGCAGTAGCATTAACAAGAGCGCCATCAGCGCCCATGTAAACGGGCTTTCCTTTGACGGACATGGGAGTGTTGATAGACTGCCAATATGGGACAAGCTCCACGCTCTTAAACTCCACACGGTTATCATGGTAAGTAGTGGAAAGGACCTGCGCTTCCATCTGCCGCATTTCAGGGGCGTAAATGTAAAGCACCTGCTTATCATACGGCGTGTGACGGGCAACCTCTTTACCAGTCACATTAAGATGGTAAATGACAGAACGCTGTGCAAGCATGTCACGGGCAATCTGAATACGGGCAAAAGCCCAACGCATGAAAGACGGGTAGTTAGCCGGGAGCATTACCGTAACATCAGTAAGCTCCTGCCCAGTTGCGGCGTTGTATTCAGTCAGCAGACGGATACGCTGTTTGGGCTTGTTAGCACCCACCACGCCAAGAATAGCGTTGGCAAGGTTCATACGGGCGATATTCTCGGTTTTCTGCTCATGCTTGTCAGAAAGATTCTGCAAAGCACCCGCAAAAAACTCGCCAAACTCAGCCGGGCCACGGAAAGCAACTTTAAGCTGTTCTTCAGAACGGGTGATGTAGTCCTGCACGATGTTCTGCCCATAGAAGTTCAGCTGCAGAGTCTTGGGTTTGCGGACAACATACTGGTCAACAGACTGACCGTCCGTAAGGGGATAACCAGCGTCAGCCACAAATTCATCATCACAGAAATTGATTTTGCGATCCCACGCGCCAAACTCGGCATCAGTTTTCATCATGGCGGTAAACTTAGCGTAATAGGGTCGGACGGCGAAAAGCGTCCTGTCAAGCACCTGTGAAATGCCCTGTGCGATAGGGTCAACACCAGTAAGCAAGGCCGTCTGTGCCACGCTGACAAAGGTTTTATAGTCCACCGCTACCAAATCCGTTCTACCCGTTACCTGTGCGGCAAGGGAATTAAGGACGGCGGCAGACTGTTCAAAAGTAAGATTGTTTGCCATTAGTTCATATCTCCTTTACTTATTTATTACCGAAAACGCCCTGTGCAAGAGCGTCAGCGGCTGAAAGACCACCGGGCGAATCAAGGCCCGTTTTCTGCACGTTGGACAACTGAATTGCGGCAGTTAGTGCGGCAATCGCGTCAAGCACCGCTTTGTTGTCATTACCCGATTCAGCGGGTTTAGGCGGTTCCGGTTCAGCGGGTTTAGGCGGTTCCGGTTCGGGCGGGGGAGTGGGATTTTCTACCGCTTCCATTGCGGCAATCTCATCCTTGGTATACCCCGCATTGATAAAAGTAAGACGCTGTTCAATAGTCATTACTACTTATCCTTTCTTGAATTTAAGATTGATACCGTTATATTTTTCAAGATCAACTTCAACGGTAAGAAAGTTGTCCTTTTCCATTTCACGTTCGCGCACAAGCACATTGACGATTGTTTGGATTGCGTTAGCATCATACCCAGCTTCATACAAACGTGTACGCCGCTCCGCCCCATTCCCCCACTTGCCGTCAAGCACTTCCTGTGCAATCTGGTAGTTACTCTTTTCAGCCATTGCCTATGCGCTCCTTAATAGCTTCCAAGACCTTAGTATTATTGTTCAACGCTTCAACCCACTTGTCCGATTCTTCCTTGTGACGTTCGCGCTCTTTCTCCTGTGACCAAAAGAGATACAGACAGCAAGCAATGGGAAAAGCATAGTTGCCAATAAGTGTCTGCCAGTCCATCCAAACTTCCCACACTTTCAACAGTATTTTCCACATCACGGTCTAACTCTATAAGACAGTACATCATAGTAGCGTGATGTTGAATATAATAGAATAGGGGCGTTTATGACCCGCTCAAGGCCATGCACACGGGAGCGCGCCCGTTGAGCTATGTGCCGCCCCTTATCTTGAAGATAGCATATTTACATAATATTGTCAAGAGAAATTTTGAATACTTGCACACATGCACACATGCATACATGTATACACAATAAAATAATATCAGTCTATAATGTAGCAAATTGTATTACCGTATTAATACAAGCGACACATATGTATACATGTATACAATTGGGCCGTTAGGTACTTT